ACGCCAAGATAAACCCAATAGATGAGGGGTACTACTACCAATTGCAGGTGTATATGGACTTGCTTGGGATGGACAATGCTGAGTTGATTTACTGCCTGATGAACACACCCGATAGTGTGTACGAGAGTGAGTTGAGGAAGGCTGAGTGGTCAACGGGAGTACACAAGCCGTTGTCTGATGCCGAACTAACTCAGTTCAAGTTGAACCACACCTTTGATGACTTGCCCTATGAGAGCCGTTTTGTGAGGTTTTATTTTGAGCGTGACCAAGAGGTCATTGACAAGATAAAGTCTCGTGTGGAGCAATGTCGTGGCTTTATAGAAACAAATTTCACTAACATTTTTTAAATCAAATCTACTTTATGGAAAAAGTATTTGCAGATGGCTTCTTCTTTAAGAGGCAGGAGAACGCCCCCTCCTTTGTTGTGGGCAGGATAAACATCAAGGTAGCCGAGGCTATTGAGTGGATGAAGAAGAACGCTGATGGCGAATGGATTAGTATTGACATCAAAGAGGGGCAGGAGGGTAAGCACTACTGCCAACTAAACAATTGGAAGCCTACTAAATCCGAAGACCGAACCCCTCCAGATCAGAAACCAAAGGAGGAGATGCGTGATAAGGACGCATTCGCTAAGGCAAGGGCAGGCGCACAAGATGACGAGATTCCATTTTAATTTATCCGGATGCAGTCGGTTGCACAACGTAGCCGACTGCTCCAAAAACCAAATGAATAATGACAGCAACCATTTTTAAAGACATACACGAGGTGATGACCCCATTCTACAGGGACGCATACACCTTACTCGCCCGAATAAAGGAGGGGCATAGCAAGGACTTAGTCAAACGCATCCGTGCGGAGAAGGATGTTGAGCAGCAGAGGTTACTGAAGCGGAACCTACCCTGCATCTGTTGGAGTGGTAAGTTCACTCAGCGTGAGGACAAGTACTTGGTAGAGCATAGCGGACTAATCTGCCTTGACTTTGACAAGTATGAGAACTCAAAGGAGATGATGTCCGACAAGGAGAAACTCAGCAAGGATAAGTATGTGTTCAGCGTATTTATCAGCCCATCAGGGAATGGCTTGAAGGTTCTTGTGAAGATTCCTAAACAAGTAGAGAACCACAAGGGATATTTCTATGCGCTCCGCTCTTACTTTGACAATAGCCACTTTGATAGTACAAGTAGGAACGTGAGCAGGGTATGCTACGAGTCCTATGACCCACAACTTTTTATAAACGTGAACTCCTCTGTATGGGACACCGTGCTTGAGGAGGAGACCAAGGAGGTGACCAAGTACCAGGATGAACCGACCATACCTATGCGTGGTGAGGATAGGATATCGGAGAGGCTCATCAAGTGGTGGCACAACAAGTTCCCTATGGCTATCGGTCAGCGCAATCAGAACGCATACATACTGGCTATGAAGTTCAACGAGTTTGGCATCAGTAGGGACAAGTGCCTTGACATATTGTACCACTACGTTGATGTAAACTTCACGGAGGATGAGATACGGAGATTGGTCAAGTCTGCATACGATAACCGTGCGCTGTGGAACACTAAGTACTTTGAGGATAACGATAGGGTCGCTGAGATCAGGGAGAAGATAAAGCGTGGCGTACCACGGAAGCAGTTGGTATCAGAGTTAACGGAGTTCGTTGACCCAAAGGATGCGGACAATCTCATCGTTAGGCTTGAGGATGATGCGAACTTATTTACGTTTTGGAATAAGTCAGACAAGGGGGTGGTGAAGATTGTCCACATAGAGTTTAAGAACTTCTTGGAGAGCAATGGATTCTACAAGTACCACGTTGATGGGAGCGATACGTTCGTATTCATCCGCATTATTAACAACCTGATAGATAGCAGTACGGAGATGGACATCAAGGACTTCGTGCTTGACTACCTCATCAAGTTGGATGACAAGTCTATCTACAACTACTTTGCTGACAACACGAGATTCTTTAAGGAGGACTTCCTCAGTATGCTCAGTACCATACAGGTATTCTTTATACCAGATACGAAAGACACCGCATATCTGTACTACCTCAACTGCGCTCTGAAGATTACCAAGGATGGCATTGAGGAGATAGACTACATAGACCTCGGTGGATATGTATGGAAGAAGCAGGTGATAAATCGTGTGTATCGTGGGTGTCCCGTGTCACTTGATAGTCACTTCAGAAAGTTTTTAGGTAACATAAACGCAAACCAAGGTGACCGCATTGCTACCATGGAGAGTACCATCGGTTTCCTTATGCACAACTTTAAAGACCCATCGTACTGCCCTGCTGTCATCTTGAACGATGAGATTATATCTGACAACCCTGAGGGTGGGACAGGTAAGGGTCTACTGATGGCTGCGTTGAGTATGATGAAGAAGGTGGTGGTCATTGATGGTAAGGCGTTCGACTTCAATAAGGCGTTCGCATATCAGTTGGTTAGTGCTGACACTCAGTTGCTTGTGTTTGATGATGTGAAGAAATACTTTGACTTTGAGCGGTTATTCTCTGTGATTACGGAGGGTCTGACCACGGAGAAGAAGAACAAGGATGCCATCAAGATACCATTTGAGCGGAGTCCAAAGGTTGCCATCACTACAAACTATGCAATCAAGGGTACGGGCAACTCTTTTATTCGCAGGAAGTGGGAGTTGGAGTTGCATCAATACTACAACGAGTCGTTCACTCCATACATAGAGTTCGGCAAGAGGCTCTTTGATTGGAACGATGATGAGTGGTGTGACTTTGACAACTATATGATATCGTGCCTGATAGGTTTCTTGAATAGCGGTCTTGTCCGCAGTAAGTTTGTGAACCTACGGGTAAGGCAGTTATCAGCGGAGACTTGCCACGAGTTCATAGAGTGGTGTGGTCTTATCGGTGACCGCAGTACTGCTGAGGTATACATAGAGACCGACAAGAGGATATACCTTAACGACTTGTATAGTAGGTTTGTTGAGGAGTACCCAGACTACGCACCGAAGAGTAAGCTCACGATCAGCAGAAACAAGTTCTACAAGTGGGTGAACGCGTTCTCATTCTATAAGGTGGGATGCTTCCCTGAAGAGGGCAGAGATATGCAGGGTAAGTGGGTTATAATTAAGGCGAGGGATGCGATGCCTATTGCCGTTGACGATATTGTCCCATTCTAAAACATAAACAATAATGGAAAAACCACTAATGGAAGAAGCATCCTTTAAATTTAGCCAAGAGGGAAATTGTCTTAGCCATCCTGATGCGGCAGAGTTCTTGCAAATAAAATGCCTATCAGATTTAGGGATAGACAGATCATGTGGGAAATGTTTCTATGTATTAAAGACAAAGGGTTGGAGTATTGATAGTGTGGATGAACTCCAAGCGTTGTTTGATAGAATTCAGAAATCACTTTTTGACGTACAAAAATAACACAAAGACAATGACACACAAAATAATTAAAACAGGTAACTATCTACTTATTGTAGATGATTCAGAGATTAAAGAAAGTGACAGATATTATTTAGAATCAATATCGACTAAAAATATGATTTTGAAAGCATCAGAACATATAACAAGTTCTAATTGCAAAAAAATCATTGCTCACCTACCACTTAACGATTCACCTATTCTACAGGGTGTAGATTTACTCCCACCATTGGAAGATGATGCTAAGGAATTAGCAAAAGAGTATATTGATGATGAATGGCAAAAAGATGATGATGCTGTAAAATTTGGAATTAAGGTAGGATATGTACAAGGCTACAACAAAGCCAAAGAGAAATTCAAGTACACAGAGGAGGATATGAGATTTATTATCATGAAATCTTTTCTTTTAGGTGTTGATAGAGCCCAATATTCGAAAGAACGTGAAGATGAAATCATCCAATCCCTCTCACAATCCAAGATGCCTACTCATTTTCAAGTATTATATGATATAGACACATTACTTAGTGAAGGTAAAGTTTATTTAATGACAACCATCAACTCACAAGGTCAAACCCAGTGGGTAGGCAAATACATTTATTAATATGAAGAAATATAAATTTTATTTAATGGGTATATGCACAACATTGTTTGCATATATAATACCAATTTTTGCTCAATGGTATGAGCAACAGACGGGAATCTGTCCAGTTTTTGGAGTTTTAATAAGTCTTATATTAGCTATTCTTGGATGGGCATATGAGATATTAAAAGAATTTGAATAAAAATAAAACTAACTAATTAAGATATGACACTAAGACCATACCAAGAAAAGATTATTGACAAGGCGATGGATATAATATCCAGGCACAAGTTCGTGTACCTCGCAATGCAGGTTCGTACAGGTAAGACACTAACCGCCTTGGGTATCGCTGACAAGTTGCGTGAGCAGAGCGATAGCGTTACCGATGTACTATTCGTTACTAAGAAGAAGGCGATACAATCCATTGAAGATGATGTCGCTAAGTTTGACAGAGCATACAGCGTGACTGTCGTGAACTACGAGTCGCTACATAAGATACCGAACAAGCGGTGGTCAGTAGTGGTAGTTGATGAGGCTCACCGCATAGGTGCGTTCCCTAAACCAAACCTTGCCGCTAAGTTCTTCAAGTCACTAACCACAAAGCAAGACCCTATATTCATACTGCTATCGGGTACACCTACACCGGAGTCATACTCACAGATGTATCATCAGGTGTACTACATAAAGCGTTCACCATTCGCAGAGTATAGTACGTTCTATAGGTTCGCAAACCACTATGTAAAGATTCGTGAGCGATACATAAACTCGTTCGTGGTCAAGGACTATAGCGATGGAAGTAAGTCTATCCTTGAGGCTATGAGACCGTTCACAATCAACTATACCCAGGAGGAGGCAGGGTTCACATCGGAGATAGTAGAGAATGTCCTCACGGTTAAGATGAGCGATACCATCTATAAGATGGCAGACAAGTTGCGGAAGGACTTGGTAATAGAGGGTAGAGATGAGGTGATACTTGCGGATACATCAGTCAAGTTGCTATCAAAGTTACATCAGTTATATAGTGGCACGATTAAGTTTGAGTCTGGGAATAGTATGGTGATTGACGATAGCAAGGCACGGTTTATTCACAGCAGGTTTACAGGTAAGAAGGTCGGTATATTCTACAAGTTTAAGGAGGAACTACAAGCATTGCTAAGTGAGTATGGAGATGAACTTACTGAGGATCTTGAGGAGTTTAGAAGTACGGACAAGAGCATAGCGTTGCAGATATTAAGTGGTAGGGAGGGCATCAGCCTGAAGGAGGCAGACTGCTTGGTATACTACAATATAGACTTTAGTGCCACGAGTTATTGGCAGAGCAGGGATAGGATGACCACCATAGATAGGAAGGGTAGCGATGTCTATTGGATATTTGCTGATGGCGGTATTGAGAAGGACATATACGATGTCGTGAAGAAAAAAAAGAACTACACCATTAATCACTTTAAATTAAAATCATTATGAAAATTAGATTTAGTACAAGGCTTGTAATTATTTTTAGTAAATTTGTATTGAAAATACCTGTGGACAGGCGTGGATACCTACAAGGAAAGAACGAGGGGCGCAGGTGGAAGCAGTACGGACACACGGGTATGCTCGGTAAATTGCATTGGGAGTTCCTTGGATTGGTGGCGATGAAGAGGTACGATAGCGTACCGATTAGCAGGAAGATACTACCTGCACATATCAAAGGAATGAAGATGATGATACCGGAGTTTGATTTCCCTAACTGCAACCTAAGTAATAGAAACGATTGGGGCTATAGTAATGGTGGTCTTGTCCTTATTGACTATGGAATCAACGAGTATGTAAGTACACTTTATTGATATGAGACAGACAGCGTTAGAATACTTAGAGCAGAGACTTAGGTACATCAAGTGGCTAAGGGATACAGAGGAGATTAGTTCTCGCTCCGCTATTGATATGTGCATACAAGAGATTCAGTTAGCGAAGGAGATGGAGCGTGAGCAGATACTTAATGCATTTGATGTTGCATACTGGGATGGTTGGAATAGTGCATACTACGATGAAGACCCTGACTACAATAATAGTCAAGAGTATTTCAATGAAACATTTGATAGGCAGTAGCGTATAAATAACTATACTGACTATAAACAAAAAAATAATGACAAAACAACAGATCGTTAAGGACTATGTATTAAGATATGAGAAAAATTATGAAGAATTTGTGCATAATTCAAGAAAAGAAATTTCTTGATGAGTTTAAGCACACAAGAATAAAACGTCGTTTAAATCCATACAACCCATTAACTTATATTGCTATAGTAATGGCGTTAATTATTGGTGTTTTTATGTTTGGCTTTTTTGGGTTGAAAAACGAAATTAATATAAATGAATTAAAGTTTAAATGGATTTTAATATAGTCAGGTGGTGGAATTGGTGTACACATCAGAAGAAATGAAAGCATCGTCTGAGCCCATGTTAATGTTGATAA